ATTATCGGTAGGCGGTTAAATCAATACAAGGCAAAACAGAAATGACAAAATTTTCTTCAGCGTTTGGTGAAAAATATCAAGCAAATAAACAGAATTTATTGATTCGTTCTTTTGAATTGGGCGGGCATACGTTCAAAGTTCGGATTCCATTGATGGCGGAATCGGATGCAATTTATAAAAAGGTCACAAACCCTGACGACGCAATGGTTGAGCAGATTTATGAATCGTTGGCAGAACCATTGAGACGATTTAAAGACAATCAAACAGAAGAATTTAAATTTACTGACAACGACATTTTGGTTGACGGTCGTTCAATGCGCGAAGCCGCAAAGAACAAGGCTATTACAGAAGCACGTATTACAGAATTTTTTAAATTGCTTGTGCCCGAATTGGATGGAGCAAGCCTTGAAGATTTGACATACAAAGACATTGAGGACGAATTCCCAATGTCGGTGCAATTGCAAATTGTAGAAAAGATTGGCGAAGCAATCAGCCCGACATACAAGGAAAGTCGGGGAAACTAATTGGCTCGTTGAAAAGTCAATGCATCGCGGCAATGATTTTCAACGGGCACACACTCGACACAATCTCAGAAGTTGATGACGTAACAATGGCGAACATTCAAACAATGTATGCGGATGGGTTGATTGGAAATTACGGATTGCTGACGCAAATGGCAACGCTGACAAATGGCGTTTTTAACTATATGAGGGCGGCAAATTCTCCCCCGTATAAACTAGCCAACATCCTCGGTAATGCGTATGATTACATCTATCCACCGTTGCCGCCTGAAGTACAAAAAGAATCAGTAAGCAATAGCCTGTTGGCGTTTATGACACAGGCTCAAGGGTTCGACAAATCAAAGTTTGAGGTAAAACATGGCTAACATGATTGCACGCTTGGGCGTGGTGCTAGGCTTAGATTCTGCGGAATTCAGCAAAGGCTTGGAAGCGGCTGGCAAAAAACTGGAACAGTTTGGGCAAGCGGCTGAAAAGTTTGGCAAGATTGGTGCGACCGCATTGGTTGCCGCAAGTGCCGCGGCTGTTAAATACGCGGACGACCTAGCAGATGTTGCCGAAGCCAATGAAGTGGCAATCGGTACTGTGTTGCAATTGTCGGAGGCATTGGCAAATTCCGGTGGCAAAGCAGACAACGCGGGAAAAATGCTTTCTGCGTTTGCCAAATTTATTGACGAAGCGGCTGGTGGTTCAGAAAAAGCCCAAAAAACTGCCGCCATGTTGGGCGTTTCGTTAAAAGATTTAGGAAAATTATCTCAAGAAGAATTGCTGGACAAGTTAGTTGCTAACCTAGCAAAAGTTGAAGACCCAATTACACGCAATGCGCAAGCAATGGAAATATTTTCCAAAGCGGCTAAAGGCGTGGACATGGTTGGCTTTGCGGAAAAAATGTCCAAAGCCAATCCGCTTATTGAGGAACAAGAAAAAGCAGTCAAAGCCGCGGCTGACACATACGATTTGTTAGCAACAACGTCTCGCAATGTGATGTTGACATTGGCAACGGAACTTGGTCCTGTATTAAAAGCAACGATTGATTACATCAAAAGTTTGGCTGGCGAAACCAATCTGCTTGGTCCTATATTTAAAACTGTTTTCCAAACCATCGCAATAACAATTGCTGATGTGTCATTTGTCTTGGGTGGTTTATTAAGACAAATGCAATTGACGGCAACAATATTCAAAAGTTTTATTCCGTCTTATGGCGATGAAGAATTTGAAAACGCATTTGGTAAAAAGGAAATTGCCGACATTATTGCTCGGCAAGACCTTGATAGGTTCTCAAACAAGATTTTAGGCGTTAGTGAATACGGCAATTCCATTGACGCAATGATGAACAAAGGTTCGTCAACATCTGGCAAATCAGGTGGTGGTCGCGCTGTTACCGATGCTGGTGAGAAAGAACGTCAACGCAAAGCCGAAGCCGCTGAAAAAGAAAGATTGCGCCAATTAGAAAAATACCGCCAAGAATTGCAACGCCTTGACAAAATCATGTTGGACGTTGAAGGCAAAGAAAACAATGCATTTACAGATTCCCTGAGAAGAATTGAAAATGAAGAACATTCTTTAAAAATTAAAAATGGAATTTTCCAACTTGAACAACAGACTAAAGATTTGCGTTCTGAAGATACACAGTTGGTTAAAGATTTGTATTTGCTTGACCAACAAAGATTAAAAAACATCAGAGAAATAAATCAAAACAATAACTTGGATATACACGCAAAACATTATTTGATTGAACAACAAAACGCCTTAACAGAAGCAAGCAATCAATATGCGCAAGCACAATACAACGCAGTTTTGGCGCAACGCAAAGGAACTTTTGAAGAAGGTTTTGCCAAATCAATGAGAACATTTTTACGTGATTTGCCAACAGAATTGGAATTAGGAGCAAAAGCATTTCAATCAGTAATGGGCAACATGGAATCTGCTATTGATAGATTTGTAAGGACAGGCAAACTTGGATTTAAAGATTTAGCACGTAGCATTATTCAAGACATGATTGCCATGCAAATGAAAGCCACGGCATCAGGGTTTTTAAATGCTTTGTTTGGCTCAATGTTTGGCATGGGAGCAAATCCATATCAACCAGCCGCGGTGATGGGAATGCCCGGATATGCCGATGGTGGAAATCCTGTTGTTGGGCGACCAAGCATTGTTGGTGAACGTGGACCCGAATTGTTTGTTCCGCGCACGGCTGGGACAATCATTCCAAATCATGCGTTATCGGGCGTTGGTGGCACGACAAACGTGACAAACAATTACATTAATGCAATTGACACAAAATCATTTGAAGATAGGCTGTTGGGTAGTTCGACTGCTATTTGGGCGGCTAATAAGTATGGTGAGAAAAACCTTGCTACAAATTTCGGGAGAACGTAATGTCGTTTCAAACAATATTTGACATTCAACAATCTTTGACGGTTAATAATCGTAGAACGGTTGGACAACAAGTCAGTCGTTCGGGTCAGGTTCGTGTTGCGCAATACCTTACATCTGTGCCATGGGTGTTTACTGTAACGCCTCACAATTATTTGTATTACCCGCAAGTGCGAAACGTCATACAAGCAATTGACAATAAAGACAGACAATTGCCTGAGACCATTTCGTTTGCCAGTTCAACGTTGTCATGGTTTACAGCGTATCAAGGAAGCCTGTCAACAGTTCAAGCCAATGCGTTGACGTTGGCATCTGTCCCTGCGGCTAATTCAACAACCATAACTGTGGGCAATTTGCCATCCGTGTCGTCCAGCGATTTTGTATTTAAAGCGGGTGATTTTCTGCAATTGGGTTTGTATCCGTACAAAGTAACCGAAAACGTTTTGCGTGGTTCAGCATCAACTGTTACTGTTACCTTACATCGACCCGTTATTGGCACGCCTAGCACCGGCACATTAACAGCGGTTGGAAGTGCTTGCACGTTTTACGTGTTGGCAGAATCATGCCCGACATATACACTTAACCCAATGACCAATGGTGCATTTGTGCAATGGGATTCTCCATTTGTGTTTCGTGAGGACATCATAGGATGAGTACAACAATTGCGGCTTTATCTAGCCCATCAATTAACTATGGCGAATTTGTCAAACTGACAACTGCCACAAATACATACACGTTTTGCAATGCCGCTTCGCCCATAACGGTAAGTGGAACCACGTACAGCAATTTGGGTAGCCTGTTAAGCATTGGCGACATTAAACGTGAAACCAAAGCGACAAGCGGTGATTTAACCATTTCGTTAACTGGTGTTGACGGGGCAAACGTTGCCGTTATTCTTGGCGCGGACATTAAAGGTTCGCTGGTTGAAGTATGGCGCGGTTTTTTTGATGCAAACAACCAAATTATTACATCGCCCACGTTGCAGTTTTTTAAACGCTATCAAGGTTATGTCGGCAATTTTTCTGTGACGGAAGATTGGAATGAACAAATGCGCAGTCGTGTGGCAACTTGTTCCATCAGTTGTTCATCGTTCCGTACCATTTTGCAAAATCGAATCAGCGGATTAAAAACCAATCCATCCGTGTGGAAGAATTTTTATCCAAACGACACAAGCATGGACAGAGTGCCCGTCATTGCTTCAACGTATTTTGATTTTGGCGCGCCACCCGTTCAAGGCAGTCAATCGGCTACCAATGCACCTTCTGATTCTGGGTACGCAAGCGACGGTATGTAAAACATGATAAGACAAGCCACACGACACGATATTCCAGTTTTGGTATGGATGATGCGGGAATACGCAAAAGAAGCGCCTATACCCGCTTTAGCCAATCCTGAGACGCATGACGCGGAACACGTTGGGCATTTAATTTTCCAAATGTTAAGCGGTCGCGGTTTTATTTTGATTGATGACGACCACCGAGGCATGATTGCGGCAATTATTACAAACAACGTGTGGTGTCCAAAGATATTAGAACTGCGCGAATTGGCGTGGTGGGTGATGCCAAAGCATCGCGGTAAATCTTTGGGTGGCAGATTGTGGATTAAATTTGACGAACTCGCACAAGAAATGCTGAACAACAAGCGAGTGGATTTTGTTTGTACGACGGTTATGGCAAACTCGCCATTGATAGATTACACAAAGCGGGGTTATCAACCGCTGGAAGCAACATTCTTTAGGGATTAAAAATGCCATCAACACTCGTATTAGCCGCAATGGGGCTTGAATTAACGGGCATGACATTGCTTGCGGCAAGGTTTGCCATTAATTTTGCGGTGTCAATGATTGTTACTCGTGCGTTTGGTGCGTCGGGGGCAAATCAAACGGTGGACAATGGTGTACGTCAACAAGTGCCGCCAGCAACAACCAACAGCATTCCAATCGTTTATGGCGATGCTTATTTGGGTGGCGCGTTTGTGGATGCGGTTTTGTCGACCGACCAAAAGACAATGTATTACGTGCTTGCGGTTTCTCAAATCAGCCCAAGCGGACAATTCTCGTTTGACACAACCAAAATGTATTGGCAAGACCAATTGATTGGTTTTGATGGCACAGATCAAACCAAAGTCATTACATTGACCGATGGTGCAGGGAATGTACAAACCAAGATTTCGGGCAATTTAAACATTTATTTGTATAAATCAGACGAAGCGGGGGTTATTACAGCCCTTAATGGCACAGCGTTGCCTAGTTCCGTAATGGGCGGTTCAGACATTGCTGTTGCGCAAAGATGGCCTTCAAGCGGTCGTCAAATGAACGGCTTGGCGTTTGCAATCATAAAAATGGTTTACAACCGCGATGCTGGCACTACGCAAATGCAACCCATTACGTTTAAAGCGTCGCATTATTTAAATGGTGCTGGCGTTGCAAAACCGGGCGATGTTTGGTACGACTACATTACAAACACAAAATACGGTTGCGCAATGGACACAACCATTGTGGACGCAACGACGGCAATTGCGTTAAACATATATTCTGACCAGACAATAACGTATCAACCCGCAAGTGGTGGTAGCGCAACGCAAGCACGTTATCGCATCAATGGCGTTATGGATACAGGTCAAGACGTGTTGTCAAACCTTGACCAAATCATGATGGCTTGCGATTCATGGAATCAATATAACGCGGCTACAGGCAAATGGTCTATTGTCATTAACAAAGCAGAATCCGCATCGTTTGCGTTTAACGATTCAAATATTGTTGGCGAAATTCGGGTCAGCGCGTTTGACATTGCTTCAAGCATTAATCAAATTCAAGCGCAATTCCCAAGCAAATTAAATCGAGACCAATCCGATTACGTATTTTTAAACACGCCTTCAGGGTTGTTGTTTGCTAACGAGCCAATAAACAAATACACGCTTAATTTGAGCATGGTCAATGATTCCGTGCAAGCGCAATATTTGGCAAACAGAATGCTTGAGCAAGCGCGTGAAGATTTAATTGTGACGTTCTCAACGACATATAACGGCATCCAAGTGGACGCTGGTGATGTGATTAGCGTTACCAATTCCGCATACGGTTGGACAGATAAATTGTTCCGCGTTATCAAAGTGTCCGAAGCATCTTTGCCCGATGGCAATTTGGGCGCGGCATTGGAATTAAACGAATACAACTCTGCGGTGTATGACGATTATTCCATTACAGCGTTTACGGCTACACCAAACAGCAATCTGTCAAACCCAAATTTCTTTAGCAATCTGACAGCGCCTAACGTTACAAACATTAACACCACAGCGACCATCCCACATTTTGATGTGTTATGTGGAATTCCTGCAACGGGTCGCGTGACAGAAGTTACTTTGTTTTACACAAACGTTTCCAGCCCAACAACAACAGATTGGAAAGTTTGGAGCGTTCAAACCGCTTCCAATTCGCAACCGTTTGTGCCATCAACAAGCCTTGAATTTAGCGATTTAAATTTGCCAACTGATACGTATTATTTTGCGTTTAAAGTTGCCAATGAATCGGGCGCGTCATTGTTGTCAGCAACATCTACATCGTTTAGTTGGTCGCCTAACCCAACCACATCTGCGGTGGCTGGTACGTTCTTGGCAACGTTTTCGCCAATCGTTATGCAAGTGCCACGTAATTCGTCGCTTGTGCCAGCGTTTACGGGTTTGATTACGCAACTGTACGGTTCTGCGGCTGGTGGCGCAATTGATTTTGTGGCATCTCAAACAGATGCAGACGCGGCATTTGTAAACAATACATGGCGCATTGGTGCATCAGCCACAACTGGTTATGGCGACATTACCACGTCGGGCGGTTTGTCTGTGCCTACGCCTACGGACGGGGGTACGTTTGCTGAATGGGGCATTCCAACAGCAATGACTTCATCGCCAGCCAATCTTATTGTGCCTGTGCGTTACAAATCCGCATTGGGTACGGTGTCGCAAGGCGCGACGGCTACATTGCAATTTGTTTTTGTTGACCAAGGAGCAACGGGAAATCCGGGCACAAACGGAAATCAATCTGCTGACGTTGCTTTATATCAATGGTCAACTGTTACGCCTTCCAATCCAAGCGGTCAATCTACATATACGTGGGCAACAGCCACAAATTCTGCTTACACGGGTGGTGGTGGATGGACAACAACCATTCCATCAAATCCGGGTACGGCTGGTTTGCAATTATGGACTGCAATTAAACCAACTGTGGTAACTGTAGGAACTGCCACATCGACTGTTGCTTGGAATACTGGTTACACAATATCGTCATTGACAACAAACGGGGCAAACGGTGCAAACGGGACAAACGGAACAAACGGTGCAAATGGTTTGCAAACCGCGCGTCCTACAGTTTATAAATGGGCTATAACAATTCCTGCAAGTCCTTCAGGAACATCAACATACACATGGGCAAGTGATTCGTTTACACCTGACCCATCTGGTTGGTCGCAAACTATTACTACTGCTCCTAGTGCAGGGTTTACATTGTGGGCGGCAACAGTAAACATATCTGACACAGCAACGGCTACGACAACATCCATTAATTGGGGTTTGTCTGGCATTGTTGCATCTGGTTACGCGGGTACAAATGGCGCTAATGGCACAAACGGCACAAACGGAACCAATGGCACGCGCACGGCTGTTTTGGAAATGTATCAATGGTCTGTATCCGCACCAACATTATTTCCAAGCGGTACGTCAACTTATACATGGGCAACGGGTCAATTTACCGCGCCAGCAACAACCAATGGTTGGTCATTGACACCACCAGCGGCTGTGCTTGGACAAACGCTTTGGATTTGCCGAACTGTTTACGCGGATTCAAACACAACTGCAACGACAAGCATTACGTGGAACGCTACTGCGGCTTATGCGGCTGGCGCGTCTGGTTCAAATGGTGCAACAGGCAATCCGGGTGCAGACGGGGCTAATGGTGCGCGTACAGCAATTTTGGAACTTTATCGTTGGGCGGCAACAACGCCAACATCGTTTCCGTCTGGCACTTCGACGTACACATGGTCGTCTGGCGCGTTTACTTTACCCGCAACACCTAATGGATGGTCATTGTTACCGGGCGCGTCTAGCGCGGGTTTTACGTTGTATGGTTGTCAAGTTACGTATGTAGATAATCTGACCACAGCGACAAGCACCGTCACTTGGTCTACATCGACAGCGTATGCAATTGGTGCGGCTGGTTCTAACGGGGCAAACGGCACAAACGGGACGAATGGAGCCAACGGTGCAAACGGCATTGACGGATTGTCGTCACGTATTTGTTATGCCAAATCCACATCCACATCGTTAAACCCAACCCCTGCCACTTATGTGACAACGGGCGTGGGTGCGTTCCCTCCAACAAACACATGGGGCGGTGCTGAAACGTGGGTGGCGACACCGCCAGCGTTAACTGCGGGTGAAGCGTTGTTCCAATCGGACGGTATTTTTAACCCTGCAACAACGCAAACAACGTGGAACGTTCCTTACCTTTCCAATTTAAAGGTCGGTAGCCTATCTGCAATTACTGCTAACTTGGGAACTATTACGTCAGGTGCAATCAGCGGTACATCGTTGACTGTTGGGTCATCACCTGCTGTATCTGGCACAAGCATGACAGGTGCGGGTGCAAAAATCAATACTGATGGCACATTTGCTATTGGTAATTCAACAACAAATATTTCTTTTAACAACACACAAATGACGCTTAACGGCAATGTGGTTGCTACTGGAAACATCAATAACAATGCAACTTCATCTTTAACTGGAGCATTATCAAATACGCAACCGTTAAGCGTAATGAATTACAACACCGATTACACGCTTTCATATTTGGCAACAACAAGCACGGGACTTACATCTACATGGGTAAACGATATTTATGCAGAAATTTCAGGAGGGTTGAGTCTTGGTTATGACGATGTTGCATATCAAGATACGCTTCTGTATTGGATGCAAAAAATTGAAACTGGTGGCGGCACTGAAAAAAATTACTTTACTCCAAGGCAATGGTATTACATGGTAAATATTGCTCAAGGTGGCGTAACAATCAATTGGGGTGTTCGTGTTCTACAAAATCCTTTTGGCGCTAATGGTATGTTAGTCCCATACACATTAAGTAATTGGGCAATGCTTGTATCTCAATTTAAAAGGTGAAAAAATGAATCAATATTACACAATATTTTCTAAAGTTACTGGTGCTATACGGGTTGTTTTATCTTGTTCTGAAACCGATTTGACATTTAATTACGATGCGGAAAAAGAATCTTTTTTGCAACAAAACATAGATGGAAGCAAATACTACATTGATGTAGCAACAAATACATTAGTTGAAATTCCAGAAAAACCTAATTTATGGTCTGATTTTGATTTCACAACAAAACAATGGGTGGGCAATGAAATACGCGCAAAATTTGAAATTAATCAAAGGCGCAAGCGTTCTTTGCAAGCAACAGATTGGACACAAATTCCCAATAACCCATTGACCACAGAAAAACAATCGGCTTGGGAAACCTATCGCCAAGAATTACGGGATATCCCACAACAATCAGGTTATCCGTTTAATGTAATTTGGCCAACACCTCCGACTTGATTTGGGGCATAATTGCCGCAACACATGACAAGATTTCGTCCCCCGCGAGTACGTAGGGAGCGTCACCAACCTGAGTACAGGAAATCATCATGGCACTTTTTAGCCAAAATACAATTACGCAAGTCAGCGGATTCGACAATCCTTTGATTACGGGTGAATTGGTATACAACCAATCGACTTATTGGAATCTAGTTTTTAATTCAAACGGTTCACCAGTTAATCTGACTGGTGCAACAATCAACGCGCAAATCGTCCGTCGTACAGTAACCAATCTGCAAGACACGCGCAATGGCTTGTCGTTTAGCATTGGCAATTACGACCCTACACCTACCCCTGTCAACCTGACAATTAGCAACCGTATTGATGCTAACGGCTCATTTACGCTGGTAATTGACGATTCGGCATGGTCATTGATTTCAAGCGACCCTGAGTTGGACATTAACGCTGTCAATCCTGCGTGTTTTTCTGGTCGCATCAAAATTTCATTCCCTGCTGGTGGTGGCAATCCTGCTGACGATGGCATCATATTCTTGATGTTCTTAGTTCGTTCAGACGGTATTGTTGTTGTTTAAGGGGAAATCATGCAAATCAATGTATCAGTTCAAGACGCAAACAATATCGTTTGCGAGGTAACTCCACCACAACCCGAAATTATTGTTATCGACAGGGGTGTAGCGGGTAATGGCATCGTGAGTATTGTCCCTGTGACAATCTCGACTTTCCAATATTTACGCATTACTTACACCAATGGCACGGTGCAAGATGTGGGTCCTTTGACCAGCACAGCGTACACAGCCACTTCACCCATTACGATTGTTGGCAACACCATTTCATTGGCAACTGTTCCAATTGCATCGGGTGGTACAGACGCAACTACAGCGGCTGGCGCTATTCAGAATCTGTTGCCTTCCTACACTGGCAATGCAAACAAGCGTCTTGGCCTCAATTCAGGCGGCACGGCTCTCGAATGGGTCACGGATGGTGGCGGCACTGTTACAAGCGTAAGCGGCACAGGCTCAGTCAACGGTTTGACTTTAACAGGCACAGTCACAAGTTCAGGTAGCCTGACATTGGGCGGCACACTCAGCAATGTTGCTAACAGCGCCTTGACAAACTCAGCCATCACAATCAACGGCACATCGACAAGCCTTGGCGGTTCAATCAATGTTGGCACGGTCACAAGCGTTGCGGCTTCTGGTGGCACTACAGGCTTAACATTTACTGGTAGCCCAATCACGACTAGCGGTACATTGACGCTTGGTGGCACTTTGGCTATTGCTAATGGCGGTACAGGACAGACAACCGCTAATGCGGCATTTAATGCGCTTGCACCAAGTCAGACGGGCAACAGCGGTAAATATCTGACCACAGATGGTACGGATACATCATGGGCAACAAACCCATTAGGTACTGTTACTAGCGTGGCAATGACAGTTCCAACTGGATTGGATATTTCTGGTTCGCCTATTACAACTAGCGGCACATTGGCTTTGACAATGGCTTCTGGTTATGCAATCCCAACAACAGCAAGCCAAACAAATTGGGATACTGCTTATTCAGAACGACAGCAATGGTCTGGTACATCTACAAATTTAGTTGCATCTACAGGTCGAACATCGTTAGGTGCTACTACGCTAGGTTCAAATTTATTTACGATTACAAACCCATCAGCAATTACATTTCCAAGATTTAATGCTGATAACACAGTTTCTGCTTTAGATGCGGCAACATTCCGAACTGCCATTGGCGCGGGTACAAGTTCTACGACAGGTACTGTAACAAGCGTTAGCGGCACAGGAACTGTTAACGGCTTGACCCTGACAGGCACAGTTACCACATCAGGTAGTTTGACTTTGGGCGGCACATTGAATTTGTCAAGCCCTCCTGCTATTGGTAACACAACACCAAGCACAGGTAACTTTACAACACTAACTGAAAACAGCATTGCAGTAGTTACGCAATCAGACATTGGAACAGCGGCTAACGAAATTCCATTGAATCAATATTTAGGTTCATTGGCTTATCAGAATGGTGATGCGTACTACAACACAAGCATGACTGTTGGATTCCGCAACCGCATCATCAATGGTGCAATGACTATTGACCAACGCAATTCTGGCGCAACTTTAACAGCCGTAAATGACACCTATTATCTTGATAGATACCAAGTCCCAATTTCAGCGGGTTTAGCAAGTTCATTTACTATTCAGCAGTCTTCAACTGCCCCAAGTAACTTTACAAACAGTTTGTTAATTACATCTACAGCGGCATCAACAATATCTTCTAGTGCTTATGCTCTTGTATGGCAAAAGATTGAAGGTTTAAATTGTTCTGACCTTGGATGGGGTACTTCTACTGCCAAGAATGTAACACTTTCCTTTTGGGTCAGGTCTTCATTAACTGGCTCTTTTGGTGGGTCTGTTCAAAATAATGGTCAAACCAGAGCGTATCCTTTCATTTACACAATCAACACCGCCAATACTTGGGAATACAAAACAATAAACATCTCAGGTGATACAACAGGAGGTTGGGCGACTAATACAAGTGCAGGAATTGTTTTAGGTTTTTCTTTGGCTTGTGGTTCTTCTACGCTTAATCCCGCAGGCGCGTGGGTAGCGTCTCAAACGCTAGGTGCAACAGGTCAGACTAATGTGCTTGCAACAAATGGCGCAACCTTTTATATCACAGGCGTTCAACTAGAAAAAGGCAACATAGCAACATCGTTTGATGTGCGACCTTATGGGACTGAATTGGCTTTGTGTCAGCGGTATTTTGAAAAAATGGTTTACCCGATTTCTTCTTATACAGGTTTTTCAGGTTGGGCAATTACTTCAGGGGCGGCTTATTTTAGTTTAGTATTTTCTGTTGATAAACGCACAACTCCAACCTTATCAGCAAGTGGAAATTTCCGTGGTCAAGGTTTACTTGATACGGCAGATAGTTCAACTTATACACTTGATGCCGTTGCAAATAAATCAGGTCGAATGATACTTACCGCATCATTTTCAGGAGTTAATGGTCAAGCGGTTTCACTTCAAGCGCAAACAAGCAACGCATTTATTCAAGCATCAGCGGAGTTGTAATCATGTACAAGCAAATTAAAGATAAAAATGGTGTAATTCCAAACACAATTTGGCGTTTAAGAGACAACGCATTTATTCCATTTGTTGATGCCAACACAGACTACCAAGAATATTTGAAATGGCTTGCTGAAGGCAACACACCAGAACCCGCAGATGGAGAACAAGCATGAGCATTCAATCAAACTTTCCCAATCTGAAACCATCTTTGCTTTTAGACTTTGCTAACACCAAGCAACTAGATAACCGCATCACATTCACTAGGTCAACCCCTGCGGTTTACTATGATGGTAAAACTACTGCAATGGCTGAACAGAATCTTTTGTATCCATCTGTCAATATTGGTTCGCCTTATCAAAATGCTGATAATGCGTTAACAAATAATACTGGCACAGCGCCTGATGGAACAACCACAGCAAGTTTGTTAGTCCCGAATACTTCAAACACTAGGCATTATTGTTCAAGCCCTTTAGGTTCAGCGGGAACATTAAACATACCTTACACAATTAGCGTGTATGCAAAAGCAAATGGTTACAACTATATTTTTGTTCAGTTTTCAGGAAGTGTTAGTTCAGGCGGCTCAAGATATGGTGTAACTTTTAACATTACAACTGGCGCAATAGAAACTAGCGGATTTAGTTATTCAGTTAATGTTGCATCAACATCAAGCACTATTACTAGCGTTGGTAATGGTTGGTATAGAGTTACATTGACTGCAACATTAACATCTGTAATTACTAACCCAATGTGCTATGTGCAAACGATGCCTTTAAATGGTAGCACTTATAGCGATGGCGGTGACGGATTGCCCTCTTATGCAGGTAACGGAACTAGCGGTGCTTATTTTTGGGGATTCCAATTAGAACAGCGTTCTGCGGCAACCGCATACACAGCAACAACAAGCCAACCTATCACAAATTACATTCCTGTTTTACTAACAGCGGGTGGTAATCAACCAAGGTTTGACTGCAACCCTATTACTGGTGAATCATTGGGATTATTTATTGAGGAACAAAGAACAAATAATTTCACTTATTCACAGCAATTAGACCAATGGAACTCCTCAAATTACAGTGTTACCACTAACACTATCATCTCGCCTGATGGGACATTGACAGGTGACAAAATTATTCCCAATTCTGAAGCAGTAGGTGGGTATATTGGCGAATACTTTACTGGTACGGCAGGCAGTATTGTCATGACTGGTTATTTTAAAGCAGGCGAAAATCGTAGAGTTTCATTGTGGGAAGGCAATGTCACCGCATACTATGCTACATTTGATTTAATTTCTGGTACTGTTGTTGGGACAAATAGTGCTATTGGAACAATTACACCAGTCGGTAATGGTTGGTATCGTTGTTCAATGGTTAGCACTCAAACATCAGGCACTCGCTTTTGGCTCATTAGTGTATTAGGTGACTCCGCAACATCGCCATTTGCAACTGGTCTAACTGGAAATGGTTTTAATGGCTTATTCGGTTGGGGTTTACAACTTGAAGTGGGCTATTTTGCCACCTCTTACATTGCAACAACTTCAGCAAGTGCTACAAGAACTGCAGATGCGGCAAGGATGACTGGAACTAACTTTAGTAGTTGGTGGAATCAAGCACAAGGTACTTACTATATTGAAAATAGTTATGGTAGTTTTTCCAATCAACCAATTGCTATTTCAGATACACTTGGAAACGCATGGTCTTACGGAACTAATAGTGGCGTTATATCTGCTTATCTTGTAGCGCCATCACTTACATCAATAAGTAGTAGTGTTACTGCTACAACAAATATAAATTATCGTTCTGCATTTTCTTATAGTTCTACTGGTAAAGCAATTACGGCATCAAATACAACGCCAGTTACTTCTAGTAACAATCTTCTTAGCAATTCTGCTGATTTGTTGATTGGAAGTTTTAATACAAATTATTTTATAAATGGGCGTATTAAAAAGATTGCGTATTACCCAATTGCAGTTACATCAACCCAACTGCAAGCCATAACAAGTTAAGGAATCATCATGGATTACAGATTTACATTCACCGATGAAGCGCAATGGTTTGAACTTGCAGATGCAAATGGTTGGGTGCAATACGAATACGAACCGCAACCGCCTACACCTATTGATGAACCGCAACCCGAACCAATTGTTAAGCGCAAATGGATTGCATACCCTGACATTGATTTTGTGCAAATTGGTACTGTCTACGAACCATTGCCGCCTACGCCACCTGATGAACCAAGACCTACGCCTGTACCCTATCCCGGCTACGCGGTAAACATTCGCTTTAACAATGGTTCTGTATTGCCTGATAATTTAGTTGCATTTGTTATTGAACCCGCAGACCCACAATATACTTTTTTGGGTGGTTGGGAACAAGGCGCAATTTAAACGGGAAGCCATCACCCGCTTTTGATGGCAATTTAAAGGACTGATATGGGTAACAACACAAAAACCCCAATCACAATTGATGGCGTGGAATATCATTTTGAAGATATGACACAAGAACAACAAGCATTGATTTCTCATGTTTCTGATTTGGACAAAAAACTAGCGTCTGCTAGATTCAATGTTGAACAGTTGCAAGTAGGTCGCGATGCTTTCTTTTCTATGCTGAAAAGCAAATTAGAAATTGCAGATGTAGAGGCAAAGTAAATGAACGAACACACCGCAGAAGCCGCAACAGCATTGGCGACTAAAGCATCATCTGTAGCAACCTATGGGGGCGCGGGTAGTGCCATATTCTTTGGCTTAACGGCTAATGAATTTGGCGCAATCTGTGGTGTGGTTATTGGTG